GATTTTCGATTGCTTCCACATACTTGGCATAAGGCATAGCGGCTACACCAATCAATACCCAGCCATTCTTATAAAGGGGTAGTAATTCTGATACGAGCCTTTTAGCCTCTCTCAATCCCGTATATTTATCGGTACCTTTCTTATCTGACAACTCGTAGTTCTCGGTCAATATATCGCCATCCTTGACGATCACATAACCGATAGAGCTACGGAGGTTACCAGTATGATCCTGATAGTTTCCTTTCTTTCGGGCAAGCTTCACGAACTCTTCCCCGGCACGTTGCAATAATTTGTATATCCGCTCTTCCGCCCGGTCCACAAAATAATCAAACCAACGTTCTACTTCTCTATCGCTCCACATCGGAGTCAAACCACCTTTCCTTGCCATCGCTATACATAAATTACAGAGTGAGTCTGAAACGGCTCCCAACAGATAATATCCACATCGAGAGCGATACTATCAATCCGAATCCGTTTTGCATTTTCCACGGGACGTATCTTTGTAGAGAACTCACCGTGTACGATAAATTCCTTTCCATCAACATTCTGCTTTAACTGCTGTCCGCTATTGGATGGAAAGTATTGCCCTGTAACCTCTATTTCCGTCGGTTCTCCGGCAACCCATTCCCCTTTTACCAATTGTCCGGATTGGATTGTTACTATTGCCTTATGTGAATACCGTCTTACCATCTGTTTTGCGCCCTTCCTTTTGGAACTTCAATCTTATTCCCGATCAGTTCTGCTTTCTCCGGTTCTCCACCTTCCCTATACAGCCGTTTTGCCATAGCATCATACCAGGAACGGGGATATGTGATAGAAAGCTTGTTTTCGGTAAAGTCTGGCAGACCACCGACCATGGAATAAAGGTCGGCAGCCACCAGCTTTTGTTTTTGAATATCGATCGTCTTACTATCTTCTGTACCTTCAAAACCGCGTCCCGGCAAAACGACGTTATCCAAAAAATCTTCACAATCCGCGAGACCGGGATAAGCTAGTATTGTATCTCGAATCGTCTTAGCCATGATTGTTATTCTCCGTTTTCAGTATCCTGAATCATCTGATCTTCCGGTTCAACGGTTTCACCTAAGAATGTTGCCGGGATATCATCCGTACCTTCAGTATCTTCAGATGCGTTCCAATCCTGGCCATCCACCTTCATGATGAACATGGCATCCGGATCGTTTACGACAGGGATAGCATTTGCTTCTGCTTTCGTCCATTCCTTGAACGGTTCCAGTTCAGACCATTTGGTAACCAATACCCAATCCTGTTTTACCATGAGGGCAATCTTCTGCAAGGTAGCGGAAGATTCGGCTGCAATCGGTCCGTGCTGGATATCACCAACCTTCAGATCCTCCAGGAAGCATACACGTTTACGCTCCCACGGATTGATCGTCTTACGGCGGTGAGCCTTATCCTCGATACGGACAGACGGATTCACAGTGATGATCTTTACCGGGATTTCCTGTTCGGCCAGATACTCGTTGATAAGATTTTTCGTTACCAATATTTTTGAAGACGAATTAACCCATGCCTTCAATGTGTCGAATGTTGATTTCTGCTTCTTCAATAAAGAGAAGTCAGCCACGTGCATCACTACATAGCGAATCGTTACTCCCTCGGCAGAAGCAGCAACAACCGTATCTTCGATATCTCCTGCAAGCCGTTAGCCGTTGAAGCGTTGCTCCAATCTACAGAAGATTTACGCTGGTTCTTCTTCGGCATACCGCAACCAACAAACTCAGCCGTAACGACACCGCCATTATTCTTTGCCGACAAATGGAAACCCGCACGGCTCATGAGCTGCATACACCACCATTCGAAACGGGCACGGACGGAGTTATACACGAAATCCTGATCCTTGAAAGCCAGGTTCAGCAATGCCAATTGATCTGCGTCACCCTGTGCGTCACGTTCCAACTGTTTGTACTCGTTGTAATCACTTTCGTTCATACCACGCTTAACGGCTGTCTTTGGAATATCACCGGACAACTTGCTGATTACCTCGCGCGTCTTCTGCGGAGCGGAAGCGTCAAAAGAGATCACATCTGCCATTACCGGAGCACCTTTCTCGCCGGTCAGTGTCTCCCACTTCAACGAAGTCTTTCTTTTCACCCCGAAGAAGTTCGGGAAAACGACTGGTTTCACATGGCGGGTATTCAAACGAGCCGCCATGTTCTTTTTATTCACCTGTTTAATTAAACTTCTTTCCATATATCAGATTTTAATGGATTACACAAAACGGATAAACGACATTAATGCCTTTAAGTCCTTATCTACTGGGAACGGCATACAGGATTCGTTTACCGTACCTCTTACCAATAACCCGGACTGCTGGTTAGCTACAGTCAAGTCGACTTTATTCATCGTGACGACCAATTCGCCATCATAAGGTAACTTGGCGGCTTTCGCAGCCTGCTTGTCTTTAGCCTGAACCAATACTTGACCTTTTGTTGCAGCCCCAATCGTTGCAGCCAGCGTAATCGTATCGAAATCCGCATTACTCTTATCAATAGCTGTGATCTTATCGGAAGCGCCAGTCAAAGCGCCACCAATTGTCACGAAGTCACCCACACCAAACAGATGATTCTTGGACACCTTATAAGTAGTTTCATTGCCAGCATCGGAAGCCATCGCCGTCTTCAATACATGATACAGCCTAGTTTCCGGATCTTTCACCACGATCACGATCGGAGGAAGCTCGTCCAACGACTTGCCATTGAACAAAGCGTTCCGCAAATCCCGGCGGTCAATCGTCCCACCGCCGATCACATCCTCAATAATCTTTTCAATTCCGGGAGGATACTGGAATTCTCTTTCTCTTTTTCTGTACATAACGTTACACTTTTCTTGGATTATTCAATACCCAGGTTCACCACACCGGGATTATTTGCGCTCTTGTCGGCATCCTGATCCATCAGCTTCGCCCAATCCGCCTCGGAACGCTCCGGAAGATTCACGGAACCGGGAGCGTAATCACCACGGGCCACGGCATCATCGATCGCCTTTTGCTGGATTCCGGTAAACTCTTCGGAAAGCGCCTTGATTTGATCCTCGATAGAGGTTTCCGAAGCCAAGTCCACACGTCCCAGCCAGCTATCCGGAAGACCGGCATCCTTCAACTGCTTACGGACTGTTTCTTTCTTAGCCTCGTTTGCCGAGTTGGTAATGGAATCGCCCACCTTCTTAGCCATATCATCGACGCTCTTCCTCATACTTTCCAGATAAGCTTTCAGTTCCGGGCTAAGATCCTTCAACAGCTCTTCTTCCGTTTTCTTGTTCTTATCCGGATCTTCTACCGGTTTACCATCCTTCAACCCATGCTTGGCTTCATAAGCGGCGACAGCGGCCGTTTCAGCCGTAGTCTTAGCTTCATTCTCCGCTTCTTGGATTGCCGGAAGAATATTATCCTTGAACAGGTCCACGAAAGCCTCCATCCCCTCGGCTTTCTCAATCTTGAACGTTTTCTGAATACGTTCCGCATACTTCTCCGGCACGCCTTTTGTCTTACATGCCGCCTTGATTAAATCTAAAATTGTCATAAGAGTTTTCTGTTTAAAATATAAGGGAGAGAAAGAAAATTCCGGGTATAAAAAAAGCCCACCGGACAACCGGCAGGCTTCATTTCAATTATTCCTATAAGAATCTATCTTGTCAAATCATGTGATTGGATCTAAGCCATTGTTTGCCAGAAGGCGTAAGGCAATAGATCAAAAATGCGGCACAAGGTATGCCTATCACGGCGAATCCAATTATAGCTCCCATTACTTATCCTCCTTTTTCTTATTCGTTAATACCAATCCTGCTATTAAGGCTAAAATAGAAGACGTAAAGCCTAGGCCATAAATCAGCCACTTATTATCTTCCATATCCTTGAATAAAGACGCTACCACTACACCTGTAAAGATATATTTCGAGACATCAATCAAATAGTTTCCTAATTTCTCTTTCCACATAACGCAAAAATAGCACAACAAGATGAAAACGCAAAGGTATTTCTATTTTTTCTTGTGGGATTCAGAATTAGTGCTCATCTTTGTGGTGTCTATCATATTTAACTAAGGGATGTGGGCATTTTTTATGCACACACATTTATTGTATAACGATATTTGGTATTCGTGTACCCCTGTGTGGAACTGTAATGGGACCACAACATCCCTTGGAATGTGATAGACAGCAGGAAAGGCACGAATACCTTTTTTTATTATATATGTCTATCAATTCCAAGGATTCCAATGCCGCCAACAATAGTAACGGCAAAAGGACGGCCCAACCCTCCGAAATGGGCAAGTACTCCACTCCAGAACTGCAAGCCGCTTTCAATTCCGGTCGAGAAATCGGAAGAACCGAGGGAATGCTATACTACATCAAACATGCTTCCGAAAATATGCAAAAGGAGGCTGAGAAGTTAAATTCGAAACTACAGGCACAAAAAGCGAAAGTATAGAAGGTATCGCCATCTGCCTCCGGAAAAAGAAAATCTGACTTATATATTACTTCAGAACGTTCTAATCCGGAGCTCGTGGCTGTTCTCCAGAGAAAGATATTAATAAAGGGCATTGATTGGAATTGCAAACAGCCACAATAGGCAATTCCGGTCTTTGCCCTTTCACTTTTAAATACGACTCATTATGGAAGCGAAGATACAATATTTCCAAAGTCCGGTATTCGGACAAATCAGAGTTACGGTTATAGATGATAAACCAATGTTTGTGGCCAATGATGTGGCAGCGATGTTAGGGTATAGTAATCGATATGATGCTATCAATAGACATTGTAAGGGGGTCGTGAAACACGAGGGGGTCTCAATCACAACAAACCAATATGGTAAAAGTACAGAACAGAAAGTAGAAATCTCTTTCATCCCAGAATCCGATGTTTACCGCTTAGTTATGCGCTCCAAATTACCCGAGGCAGGAAAGTTCCAAGACTGGGTATGCGAAGAGATCCTCCCCGCCATCCGCAAAACCGGCGGTTACATGATTGCCAAAGAAGACGAGACACCGGAGGAGATCATGGCTCGTGCCTTATTGGTTGCCAAAGACACCATGAAGCGCAAAGAAGAACGAATCCGGCAGCTGGAGAAAAAAGTTGAAACCGTAGTAAAAGAAAACAACAAACTACGTCCCAAGGCAGACTTTATGGATAAAATAATGGATGCGGACGAACGTATCGACATCGGCCAGTCCGCAAAAATCCTGAATCTCCCATTCGGCAGAAATACCTTGTTCCAAAAACTTCGTGATATGGGTGTATTCTTCAAGAACAAGAACGAACCGAAGCAGGAATATGTGAAGCGTGGTTATTTCGTCCTAAAAGAGAAATGGATTGACCGGAACAATCACGATGGATTCATGGTCTTAAAAGTGCTCGTTACTCAGAAAGGGCTGGAATTTCTCGCCAACCTCTTTAAGGTGGTAGAGCAACCTAAGGAGGAAGCAGAAGTAATTTGATTAATTCCAACCATTATGCCGAGCGTAACAACTGGGGTCATCAGCACCCCAGTTCAACCACGGTGTTCAGCACCGCAGTTGTTCAACTATTATGCTGGCGCCAACAGTTGATTTTACGATTAAAATTCCTAAATCGCTAAACAATTAGGAGATTATTTATATTTTTGCAAAAAGAAGGCGGTTTATAAGCAAGTCGTGGATTGTAGTTCCACGGGGCTACTTATGAATCGCCTTTCTTCTTTTCCAATAATCTCAATATATTTATGCTATCAGAGATACTATATAACGATGTGCTACCATCCGCCTGCTCTTTCACAAGAATCCAAGACTTTTCGTTTTCCACTTTTGTCTCAAACAAATGAACAATAGCATTATATCCATGCTTATCATTTCCGCAACCAATATATTCCGCATCCTTTATCACAGAAGCTATATCCAAAAGCATTTCATTCTTTTTCTCGTAATATTTATGTGGCTGGTTCAACCACTCTTTTATACCACGACCGGTAATCTGTATATCTTTCCGAAAATCTTTATTCCGAATAACAGTTTGTTTTAATAAAGAAGCCTTTTCCTTGATCTCCTTAAATCTCACTTTATCGGACGCTACATTAATCGAATCCTTTGGCTTTCCATCACCCAGTAACCATTCAGCGAACTCCTCATGATCCATCATAATCGGCGTAGATATGCAAATACAAAACGGGTGCCATCCTGTAAACTTGAAATCCTTCGGGTATTGGCCAGCCTTGGCGTCACACACAGGACACGGACCGTGATTCGTTGGTGAACGTTCCACCTCTATACCGATCACGAAGTCCATATTCTGCCAACGTTCATAATCGGCAGTTCGAAAAGCCTCGTTTGTTTTCGTTGCTGCTAGTCGAAGGGCGTTTTTATAAGATGAACGATAAATACCCTGCCCCGGATGATAATCTTTCATCGGCTGGGATGGGACCAATTTGCCATTCGCGTCCCTTACACGGCGGAAACGACGGTTGGGTTCGTTTAGTAATTGCCGTATATCTTGGCTGATCAACGCAGCCGGACGGCCGGAAGACAAACCCGAAGAAAGATAATACTCCAGATTATCCATAGCTCCGTCCGTTATATCCCAGACACGGGAGGATATGGTTTTACCAAATTCATCCTTACGTTTCAACAGGGTATTCAGCGCATCTGCACTTCTGGAAAACATCTTATCCTTCAACGTACTGGATATGGCCATATCCTTGATATAACCTGTTACCAGTTCATCCGCTTTCCTATTGCCTAAATTCCATACATCGGTAACTGTATTGGATATATTGCTTACGAGCTGCGTATGCAGGTCATCCAACAGACGTTCGATTTGCTTCTCTATGGTAGCGTTGCCTATCCATACACGGTCACCGCCATGATCCGACCATTTAGCCAGAAGAGGTCCTACCCTACGGACAAACTCGTCAAACGAATACTTTATGCTACCTTGTTGCCGGAACAGACATTGCAGGAATTGTCGCTCATGAAATGATAGTTCTTTCATTCTCCATATCCCATTGTTAAGCCGATCATATTATTGCGTTGCGCTGCTGTATCTTCCTCTTCCTCCATCAGCTTCATTTCTTCGTCCAAGTCTTCTGTTAGCGGAGAATGAGCCGTAACCGTGCGCTGAGCGTTAATCGGTTTGCCTCCATTGGCAACAGAGAGTGTTTGCAAGGTTTCAGCCAAATCTTCCGGCAAAATGGAACCAAATTCCACATCGATCAGGTTGTTTACCAGCTGGGGACGATACTTGATGTTGGTAATATTGCATATCCCGGCCAACACGACCGACACACAACGTTGTACGACCGGACCGAATGTTTCCATGTTCTCACTCGCCTTGATGGTCGCATCCATCAGCATGAATTTACGAGCGACACCGGACAGGTTGCCAATGCCTTTCAAATTGTCAAAGGAAAGGTCTGGCGTGGATGTACCGGAAAACAGCTCGCATTTGGTTTCTTCCAACTCTTTATCCACAGATGGTTGAGAGCCGTTCCAAGTAAGGTATTCCGCATCGCCATGATACAATTGTTGCGTTTCCGGATGTACTTTAGACGTAAAAGACAATTCTTTGCCGACAGTGTCTTTAGTCGGCAGGTCAGCCACATCGAATGTCTTCAACATCGGATCACCATAGTAATCATTTGTATCCACCATGCGAGAAATACGCATTTCACGAGCATCCATCAGAAACGCTACTTCATCCCATTCAGGTTGGAATACATCGGCATACACAACCGGAATTTTCCCAAATAGATTGGGAACCTCTTTTATCACCCAGCCACCCATTTCATCGATAGCCGTAATAATCTTATCCGCCATCCAAATCGTGCAGCTGTTCCGGATCATACCATTAGAGTTCACTTGGTAACGATGGATAAAGGCATCCATATCATCGTTATCGTCGAAATGGGGATAAAATTCAGAGAAAGTATTTTCATTACGGGGAACAGAAAGTGTTTTTACTTTTAACTCCGTAATCAATTTGCCGTCTAATCCTTTGGAGGTATACGGATAGAACACAAGAGCAGCCTTACTTTCAGAAAGCACCTTGCGAGCGAATGACTTCAAGACGGATTGCATCTTCAACCGGCGTTCCCATACACGCTTGAACTCTTGAAAGCCATCGTTTTGATCAGCTCCGGTAATCGTCATTTGCCCGCCGAACAGGAAAGCGACAGAGGTACGCACCTCCTTCTTCGGAAAGTTGGTTACGATACGGGCCACATCTACGATCTTATCAGGAAGGCGTACTGGTTCACCATTTTTATCCACCAAAGTATCCGAATAGACTTCTAAACGCTTAGGCTCACGCCAACCGACTGAAGTCTTACGCCGACGACGTTCACCATGGTATTCTCTGTAATATTCTCTTGGTTCCCGGTATTCAATCGTATCGACACATAACGTACTGACTACCTGCCCAAAATCTTCATTCGCAAGAATTTCGCTTATACTTGGCATAATTGTTTTATGCTAAAATATAAAAGCAAATAGTTTTTCGCTGTCAATACGACCAGTATAGACAAGTTCACTTTGAAATGTAAAAACCAAGAACACATATCAAAACGCAAGTATGTGGCAGAAAAATATCGGGATTTTATCTAACACGTGTCACAAATATCAGAAAAACACTTCCATTTTGCCAATTATCGTCCTCTTGCTACCCGACGTACAGAGTTAGCCTTGCACAACCCAATAAACTCTACATTCTCGGCAAGTATTGTCATACCATCCGGCGCATCATCATGCTTGTTACCACCCTCTTTCTTATAGCTGGTCAAAGCTTTCATAAACCGGTCGTAATCCGAACCTTTCTTATACTCGCTTTCTTCCAAAAAATAACAATGCTTCTTAATCCAACCAGACTTCAACAAGATACGTGTATCCTTATTGGCCGTTGTCGGTTTCGCCTGAATGATACATTTCTCGTTCTTTGCCTTTACCGCCTTACGAACATTGAGAGCGAATATGCGACCACCGTTGTTACTCTCGATACGCATATTGTCGCAACGAGTATCAAGGATCAAGGAAACCAACTTCGGTTCGGTGATCTCGACATTATCTTTCGTAAACAGCACATCGGTAATGAAATACTTCGTACCGAATACCTTGGCAATCGGAGCACAGAAATCATCGTCTCCCTCGTCAGCCACATCGGTAGCTCCGATAACACCGTCCGGTTGCTTGCCCTCAATATCAGCCAATTTAAATCGGTTAAGCTCCGATTTCGGGAACAACAACCCGATTGCCTCGATTGGATCTTGCATATACTCGGCACACCAAATGGAATCGTCCGTTTCCTCACGCAATTCGTGATAATACTCTGTCGTATGTACCTCCTCACAAAAAGAACGGTCGTTCTCATCCAAGGCGGCGATACGAATGATCTCGTCATACTTTCCCATCTCCTCCATACGGCCGAGCACGTCAGTGGCAGACCAGCGGGTACCGATGTCGATAGAGCTACAATTTCCTTCGATACGGGAATCATGCGTTCCCTGCTTCCACGACCAGACCTTTTCGTTATTGGTGTCAGACAGCGCATCTTCCAAACTCTTATACAAGTCATCCGTCATGGCGAGCATGGACGCACCGAAACCGATTACCGTACCGCCTACACCAGCCCCGAAGTAACTTACCTGCCGGGCAGTGTCCAAACTCCAACCATGAACGTTCTGCTTATCCCCTCGCAATTGCACATCCGGGAATATCTCTTTGAACCGGGAAGAGCGGACAATATCGCGCGTGTCATACGACAGCTTGTTATACAGCGTATCGGAACAGCAGTTGCGCATGACCGACTCTTCCGGGAAGTGACCGAGCATCCAAGCGATGAACAACGAGGATATATAGGACTTACCGGCACGTGGCGGCATGGAAACGGCCAACCTGCGAATAACACCATCTTGATAAGAATCATACACACGAGTAAAAGCGTCCGCCACATGTTTCAAAAATAAGCGTCTGGAAAAGAATTTCGGGTCATAATATAAACAATATGACCAAAAATCATTTTTCGCTTTCCGGCGTCTCAGCACATCCGCCGCCTCTGCCATCAACAACAATATCTCTCTTCTGTTTTTCTCCATAGATAAAATCCTCTAATTGCTCATCGGTCATCCCCTCAAACTTACTTACGGGAGTAAGCCCACTAATGTTAGAATCCTGCCTGTTTTTCCAACGATCTGGATTACCATTTGTCAAGGTGAAAATAATAGCAGCGGTATCCGGCTGGATATGCTTCTTGACTATAGTTTTCTCTTTGATCTTAGGTTTCTGTTTCTCTTTTCCATTCTCATCAACCACAGGTTTACCACTATCGACATACGTGATCTTCGACTCTTCCACCTCATAACCTTGAATCTTCTTTAATAAAGACTTCTGGGCCTCGGCAACAAAGAATTGCATCCGTGCGTCTTCCGCTTTTTTTATAGAGTCGGAAAAGTCGGATTTTGTTTTCATCCAAGTATAGTAAGTATCCTTGTTTATACCGACCAAATCACAAATCTCGGCAATAGTATAGCTATCCTCCCGAATAAGAGAACAAATTCGATCCACCAATTTTTGACTATACTTTGCCATTAAATACTACTCTCCTTTTTCTTCCTTACTAAATTTAAACATAGAATCCGCCATATCAAGGCAATTCTCCAATTCATTCACGATAGCTTTCAACTCAATATATTTGCGCTTATCCACCGATGAAGAAACACCTTCACTATTTATCTGTCTCTCCAACTCCGCAAGTTGCAAGCGTTTACGTTCTAATCTCTTCGCTAAAACCTCACGATAAATCATACATAATTTTATTTTCATGGCGAATATCCTTTTCTCTAGTTATTCGCCAAATTTATCAATCTTCCTTAAACAAATCATCATTCGAGAAATCAAGTTCGGGAAAATTTTCCTTAATCTTACTCAGATCCCCTTTATAGAATACAAGCACATTTTGATGCTGCTTACCAATCTTTCGGCTATTACTAAACTGCTTTCCGGCTCTCATAGCCAGACTACCTATGTTGTTAACCAGTATCATCTCATTGTAATAATGCAAGCCTGCTTCCTGGAACGCAGCGATCGTATCAGGAACAAAACTCCGATACACACCACTCTTATCGCGAACCTCTCCTACTACAAACACGGCGAATCGATTAGGCTTCAACAGTGAACAACTCTTCCAGATGATTTCTTTATACGCTTGCAGGAACTCAGGATAATCCATCGTCGATAGGTCTGCCGGATCGTCACTATACACTTCTAGGTCCGCATACGGAGGACAACTAAAAACCAAGTCTGCCTCATAACCTTCTGCCAGGGCATCTATCTCTACACTATCTCCACAAAGCCACAGAGGAGCAAATTTATGACCGCCTTTCCCGCCGAACTCCTCCCCTAATACTTCAACTGCGTTTTTACAGTTGGCTTCGACCTGTTCCGGCCTTAGATCAACACCAAAATAAGTCATATCCAACATAGATGCAACAATACCACGAACGGAGCCACCAGCAAATGGGTCCAGGATACAACCATTGGGAATATTAAACCACCGGTAGGCCAGCTCGCACAGTACCGGGTCAAAGATCGAGGTTCCATCCATAAACGGGATACCATGATCCCGGCAATACTTCTGCAATTCGTTCCACGACGGATCGGCACCTGTTTTTTCACGAATTACGTTACGGGCTTCGTATACTCGGGGTGGTTGCGCTGATCGGCTAAATGTAATCTCCTTCTCCCGGCCATCATCACTCTTTATACCAAGATCAAGCCAGGCACGTTTCCGATCTTGCCAGTTTCCAAGCTTAGAGTCAAGTACTGAGAAAGGAGGAATAATGAAACGTTCTTTCAGGCTGCCGACACGTCCCTTATCTGGCTTTACATCGTTTACTGAAACATCATCAATATTCAAATCATCAATGTTGAACTCCCAAGCATCCAACTCGTCGGCACCGAAATCTTCAACGATCGCGTCAAAGTCAAATACAGACGTATCAGAGGTATAATTGTCAGCTAGAGCAAGCGCCTTACGCCGAGAATCCTCAGTTGAGAGATCTGTACGCTTGATAGCAATCAATTCCGTACCATCAGACTCCACAATTCGAACCGGTAAGCCTAATTCCAGCGCTTGCTCGTACACTCCGTTCCCTGCAATGATGCAATCATCCTTATCGAAAAGGATAGAACGCCCCGCTCCACAATCCTCCAAACTTTTACGAATCAATCTCTTGTTCTTATCTGTGTGGATGCGATAATTCCGAGGGTCATACTTCAATTCTGCCATAACTTTTATTCTAAAATATAACAGGGATAATCAATTAACACAAATACAGTTGCAGTTCCCGGATAGCCTGTTCCACGCTCCGAACAATCACATACTTACTACCTGCCATTTCAACTTGGCGTTGGTATTCTTTTTGATCGGGAGATTGTTTTCCCGTCGATGTCTTGAACTCCAAACAAAGAGAAGCATATCCCTTTTTCGGTATCTGAAGGATTACATCGGCCACTCCACGTTTAACACCTTAGCGCTT